ATTCGTAATGCGAAGGTCGTAGGTTCGACTCCTATTATCGGCACCAGTCATATCAAGTAGTTACGCGTCATTTGTACCTTCCTTATTTTCACTGTGGGACAGATTTGGGACAGAATACCCAAAAATCGAGTCAATTTGCCGCGCATGTTCGGTAAGGTGATTAGGTGCCAGATGAGCATAACGGCGAACCATTTCGATGGACTCCCAACCTCCCATTTCCTGCAATACAGAAATAGGTACTCCGGCCTGCACCAACCAACTCGCCCAGGTATGTCGCAGGTCATGAAACCGGAAATCATCGATTCCAGCTCTTTTTAACGCTGCCCGCCATGCAGTGTTAGCATCGTAGCGCATCTTCCTGACTACTGGTGATTTCGTTCCGTCTGGTTTAGTGCTGCTTTCACGGTATACAAACACCCATTTGTGATGATTGCCAATTTGCTTTTTCAGCACACGACACGCAGTATCATTCAGCGCCACGCCAATGGCCTGATTCGATTTGCTCTGCTCAGGGTGTATCCATGCCACCTTTCGCTGCATGTCTATCTGCTGCCATTCCAGATTGATGATGTTCGAACGTCTTAAGCCAGTAGAAAGCGCAAACTCTACGACTGACTTAAGCGGCTCCGGACATTCATCAATCAACCTTCTAGCCTCGTGAGGTTCAAGCCATCTGATGCGCTTGTTCTTCGGTTGAGGAACTTTGACGATCGGAGCCTTGTCCAGCATTTTCCATTCACGTTCAGCAGCCCTGAGAAGCGCTTTAATGAATGATAGGTGGGTTGCTTTTGTGGCTACCGCTGCTGGCTTTGGTTTGTAATCTGGAGGTTGCTTTCCCTTCTTGCGACACGCCTCTTCCATAAGCTTCCAGTTTTCCTCATGCCGACGATTGGTCATCTTCTGAATGGCAGAGTAAATCTTCGTTTCTGTAATGTCCTTCAACTGCATCCCTGCAAAATGCTGTAGCCAGAATCCGATCCGGCTCTTGTCGTCATCCAGTGACTTCTTGTGCGACTTTTCCTCCAGCCACCTGACACAAGCTTCTTCAAAGGTCATGTCAGGGGTCTCGCCTAATTTACTTACCCTCCATGCTTCGGCCTTTAGTTTGTCATGAAGCTCCGTGGCCTGCCTTTTGTCCTTTGTCCCAAGAGACTGCTTAAATCTTTTGCCGTCCGGCAATGTGAAGCTGGCGTACCAGGTTTCACCTCTGCGGAATAGTGACATTTCAGTTCCTCTGCTATGCCATCACCCGCGCTCACGCCGACAGTATGCAGCGGAGACTGAAGCGCCGCAATGCAGGCTTGCCGTGTGGTGAGGTATGGGGATTTGGGTTTGGAAGGGTTTTTGCGTGTTGCCTGAAGGCGGCCTGTGCGAATCCAGTTGGTGGCGGTGGGTCTGGATATCTTGAGAAATGCACAGGCCTCATCGAGTGTGAGGATGTGTGATTCCATATATTTCCTTAGTAGGGTTCTTGGTTACTCCTGAATATGTTTCTGCAGCCATGCTCGACGTATATAGTGTTCAGATAGGCGGCGATAAAGCTCATTTGAAGATACTCGGCAGATCACATCCCACTGCTGATATGAAAAGTCATATTCGTCTGGTTGGCATGCGAGCCCCTTTACAACCACAGCGTTACGCTCTTTTACGTGAATGGCTATAGCATCAGTTACAGGCAGAGGAGGGGTGGGAGAGCGCTCAAAGTTATCAACGCGCATCAACAAGTCCTGCCTTGCTGATTTACTTATCTCAGCCCATTGCCTTCCATCGAACTCATGCCTAACCCCATCCACACAATCATCCTGAACGACTAGCGCGTTGCGCGCATAGTCTTCGAAGGCTACTGCATCAATAACAGGATGAATCTTTTTGTTGCTCATTCGACACCCCATAAAGAGAACCTGACCTCAGACTAAGATAACATTGCATTATCTATCTCCAATAAAAAACCCGCCTAAGCGGGTCTATGTGAATTCGTATAGTTACTTTAATCGCGATGTTATTAAGGAAACTACCCGCGCAAAAATCCCTACAGGTTCAGCACGGACTTCCTCCTCATCCTCATTCGTGTCGATATCCATTTTCCAGATAGTGAGTTGTGGCACATCTCCAGTAACATCCTTGCTGTCAATTCCGGTAATTTCTTTGAATAAATCTGCCATGTTGCCATCCGTTGTTAAGCCATAGCTAACTTTACATTAAAAAACCGCCATTGCGGCGGTCTAGTCGATACGGATGTGTTCTGCTATAACTTCATAGATTGCCCGTGGCACTGCATCGCTATGTGGGCAATCTTTGTAAGCTTTCTCTATCTTCGAGATGATACTGTCGCGCTTCCTATCTGCTTCTGAGCGGATAGGGCGAAACTGAGGATTATCTATTACGACATCTTTAGAAATCTCAACAGCAGACTCTCTGAACCTAATTCGGCCAGAAAAGACAACAATTTGGTTTGATGAGTATTTGATTTCAACAGGCATCCATTCTTCAGTGCCTGCATCTTTGTACTCGCATTCACATCCCACCGGAGGCAATCCCTCGCCATCCCATTCTGGCTTGCTGGCTGCTAGTGTGGCTTCGTATTGCTGGCGCGTCACTGATCTGTGTGTATCCTCAGCTACAACGCTTAATTTCATATCCACAGTATTTACAATGCATCCCTGCGTACCAACAAGGCGACCCTTAGCATTTTGATATAAGCTTTCTGTGCTCGGTGGCCAGCCACCCAAATCCGGCAATTCCCGCACCAAAATATCAATCAGTTTCACATTCATCTCCTTACGCTAATTTCTTATACACGCGAGGCTCATCAACAGTAGCCGCGCGAAGTTCGTGTTCGTGGCGAATATCGAAGTTGCCGTCATCCCAACGCACCCAGGCTTTCGGATGGTCGCTATCTGGCTCAATCTGGCTCTCAACCATCCCTCTGATGCCTCCAGACTTAAGCTGCACTAACGCGCCCACAGCAAATTTAGCCATAACAATCCCTCTGACATGTGAATGAGTGAAGAGATAGCCGCCCATGCAATAAGGCACGCGATGGCAGCCAGGATAAGGTTGTATTGCATGGTGACTCCGGATAAAGAAAAACCCGCTGGGTGCGGGTTTGTTATGCGTATAATGGGTTAGGCATGGCGTTTTCTATCTGCCGGTAATGGAGGGATATCCATCCACATTATGGCTCTGACGAGACTTCCATCGCATCCGCGCCACTCGTCAGAATCACAGTCGTAGCAGGATGTAATCGCCACGCCGTAGTCAGTTTGAATCAGATACAGTCCGTTGCTTTCAGGTTTAATTTCGGAGGCATCATTCCAGACTGGAATCGGTCCATTGAGATATATCTCCTGAAGTTCCCGCGCCATGTGGTAGGCGATGTGTCTGCGCCCAAAATCACGAACAACCTCTTTGAGCCTTTCATGAGAAATAGTCACAGCTTCGCCTCCTGCTGCGGTGCTGCTGCGTTCTCGGCTGCCATTGCCGCATCGATTTGCTCACGCAATTTTGTCGCATGATAATCGTCCTCTTCATCCGTGATAGTCTGCGACCAGAACAGGCTATGACTTCCGTAAACCATTGGCTCACGGACATCTACCGTTTTAGAGACCAGCCAGTCCATGCGCCGTACGTCATCCGGAATCACCGGAGAGTTGCCAGGCTTCACATATCCACTGTGTGCGTCGGCATCGTAAGCCAGAATATCAGGCTCATCTGCCAACTCACCAATCAGATGACGCATGCGGTCTGCTTCATAGCGCACGCGATCGGGATACTCTGATCGGTCGATCGTGATTCCTTCCCACAGTTGCTGACCTTTGCGATGAAGAATTGCCGTCCAGTTCGTCTTACCGTTCGTTTCCGGCATTGAGCCGTACCAGACTGTTAGTTCTGGCTTGCCATCGGCACCCTGAAGCATGGCGGCGCGGCAGGCGTTCCATCCCTCATCAAATCCAACGATGCCATTATTCAGAGATGGGCGCTCATCAGGCACAGATACCGGAGCTGGCGGGGCGGCATATAGCGGTATAATTTTTCGAGCCTGACCTTCATGGACAGCCCATTCTGGTGGAGCTTCTCTCTCAATGACACGCTTAAAGTCCTGCGGCCCCTCACAAGTAATGCAGGATGCCCATTCGTAGTCCCACGCCACAGGCTCCGCGTTGATACCTGCCGGCGCTGGCGGGGCAGTGTAGAGCGGAACAATTCGCCCTCCCCATTGCTTAACACTACTCTCAGCGAACACTAAATGTTCTGGTCGATAATAACCCGGAGCATCAATGTCTTTTCTTTCGCTATCCCACATGTAAACTACAGCCTCCGCTTCGAGCGATGCCAGCGCGATACGAAACACTTCAGCAGTAAGGCTGCGATACGATTTGTCATCGTGCATCGGGTCGGACAGGAAACCAGTGATGAATGCTTTAAGCTCTGCGTGTTCTCTGGTAATAGTGCTCATGGGTTAGTCCTTAGTAATCGAAATCGACTTTGAATTCGTGTTCACACTCAGGACACTCGACCTCGACTCCTGTAGTTGCCGGGGTGTCATGTTCACAAGCACCAAAACGAGCGTCGACCCAGAAATCATCTTGCACGCTGATAATGTCGAAGTACTCACCACACTCAGGGCATTCAGTGTGCAGTGTGATACTCCACGTTGCTGGTTGATTAGCCATATCACTCTCCTTTACCGGCTGACGCTGCGTTATTGATGCGCTCAACTTCGCGCAGAATGGACGATGAAACACCGACCATGCCACTGATGAGTTCCTGATAATCTGCAATCCGCCGGTCTTTGGCTTCCAGCTCATCCAGCAGAGCCAGAACGGTGGCGGGGTTAGCTGCGGCGATGAATTCAGCCCTAAGGCTTGATGTTCCGACCACTTCGCAATTACAGATGTGGTCTACGAGAGTTTCTCCGTTAGCCACATATTCTTCAGAGACAACTTCACCATTACCTGCGTGAACCCATATTTCGTCGCGAATCCACATTGCTGCGCGGCGCAAAGCATGTTTGTCGATGTTGCTCATTGGGCGGCTCCTTTCGTGAATGCTTTGACGAATGCCTGGCAATCTTCATCACTGAGAAATGATTGCCCCTCTTCGGTTGCACCGCCTTTGCGTAGCTCGTCGGCGAAGTCCTCAGCATCAGCAGCCATGCCGGCGGCCTCTTCAGACATTCTCATGCTTCGGCTACGCAGAGCCTGCTGTCGTTCTCGCTTGTGCGCTGCAAACATCTCCACACCCTGCGCCCGCACTTCAGCCAGGAAAGCGTCTGTTGCCGGTGTTTCGCAGTCGAGCACAAACTGGAATTCATGAAGCGTTTGCCCATCTATGAAATCACCATCTTCTGAGTTAATAATCGCGTTGAATTTCTCGTAAACACTACATGCTTCGGTCAGTAATTCGCGCCCCTTAGACTTCAGCACCGCATTCTCCGCAGCCAGCTTCTCAACCTGCATCTGCAGATTCTCGATAGTCGCATCAGCAGCACGGAACTCGCGCTGAGACTCTGCAAGCTTCTGCTCAAGTGCGGCGTAGTCTTCATACTTCACGAATGGCCCTGAATTTCCGTCCACATCCAGGCTGTAGCTCATTACGTCATAACGATTCACCCTCATTTCTTCGCCCTCTGGTTTAACCAAGCTGTCAGGAATTTGTTCTCGTTCACGCTTGGGAATGATTGACGCTTCAGCATTTCTTCGCGTGGGATGTCGTTGATGGGTTTGAAGCGGTGTCCGGCGATTAACTCATTGGGAGTGATGAATGGGTCGTAATAATTTCCAATCATGCTGCTTTCCTCATGTTCATGTCTCGCTTACGAAGCTGTGTGACCTTTGACCTGACAGCCGAGTAACCTCTTCCCATCATTTCGGCGATGTCCTTTTGCAGGTAGCCTTGACGATAAAGAGCGGCTAGCGTCTTTTCGTCTTGTTGGCTCCATGGGCTTTGAGTGCAGGCTGTAGATAACGAATACTTCTGAGCGAGGTAATAGAATTGGGCTAATGTAAGGCCGAGATGGTCAGCTGCGCGGGGCGCGACCATACGGCCGCACACCGCCTTCATTTCTTCAGGAGTGACGTTTAGTTTTCGCATTTTTTATTTAATGAGAAGGGTTGGCTTACCGAGCTTGAGTGATGCGCCAGGAATAGCATTACCGGCCTTGAGTTGATGCTTGATGGCTAGCTTGTCGGCCTTAACTGTTGTTACGTATTCAACGTACTCAGGTGGCAGGGAGCCTTCATCTGTGATTTCTACCGACTCGACAGGGGCGCGAACAGTTACCTGATGGATGCCGGCTTTGAGTGATTTCTTCCCTGCAGTTTCGAGAGATGCGGCAACATATTCCTTCATGCTGGCAACGCGGCTTTCTGCTGCCTTTGCACGCTCAGAAAGGCGCTTACTTTCTTCTTTCAGCGCCTCAGCATAAGCAGATTCGTTTTTGCAGACAGCGAGGATTTGCTCTACCTTCGCTTCCAGCTCCCATTCAATCCCATCAAGGGTGTCAGCAATCATCTCGGGTTCCATGCCCGAATCTGAAAGTTTGGCGAAATCATTTGCAATCTGATACAAGGCGGTCATTATGCTGCCTCCGGGAATTTTGGTTTGCATTCGTGGTAGATGGCCTGAACGTCCTGCTGCAATTTCATTCCCATTGTCAGCTTAAACGCTTCCTGAAACTTGATTTTCAGGTCGAATAACGTCTCTGCTTTAGCCATCTCATCGCACAGAACCTGAACGCGGTCGATGACTTCCTGCTGACGTTTCCGCTCATCCTCTCGAATATCTTCCTCTGACTTGTGAGGCATAACAGGCTCAGTCCAAACGCCTTCCTCTTCATTCAGAACATGAATCGCGCTATCAAGGCGGGAGGCTTTAGGCCAGTACTTGCTGGCACGCTTAACAACAGTTTTTCGCGCCATCTCATTCCAGTGATTAACCCATGGTCCCTTATCGCTGAATGCGGCTTTGCTCGTCTTCCTGACAGCCTCAATTTCTGCAAGGCTCATCTCTTCCGTAAGGTAATCGCCCGCAGGAGTCTTAACCGTGCAGTAAACGCCAACGATGTCACCACGGTCACCGAAAGCGTTGTATTTGTGTGTCGGAGCCTTATCGAGTCCGTTTGACTCATAGGTGTCGTTAGCATGGACTAGCTTTGCCTGCCCCCATGAGATAACGCCAGACTCCATGGCGATGTGCAGCAACCCCATGTAGCTGATATCGAGACATACCATTCCGTCGCGAGGAACCAGATAAGCCAGCTTGCTTGCCGGGTTCAGTGTGATTCCAATGGCCGCTACGTTGATGATCGCGTTCTGAGCACTGGTAGGGTTCGATAGGGCGGTTTTGGCGAGGAAGTCATTCTTCTGGAAATACTGAATTGCGAACTGGCTTTCCTTAGCCCATGTGACTGTCTGCTCAGTTAACGCGCCGCAGAATAGCGGCTCCTGCTGTTTAACAAATTCAACGATATTGCTCATGCTGCATCCTCGAATGTATGGCGGCGCAGGAATATGCCTATCGCATACTCAACTTCTACGCGCGGTCTGAAAATGTCCCACATAACCTCGCCAGCGAATTCCTGATAGTTGACGTCGTCCTCACCAAGCCATTCAACGGCTGCCTTGGTATGGTCATCTGGTCGGTGTGACTCAAGCATGTTGAGCACCGGCCGCATGTTCGCGCACAGCATCTCAACCTGCTTATCAATCGCTGCATTGTCATCGTCGTTAAAGCTCGCGATGATTTGCTTAATCTCTGTTTTGTCTGTCATCGTCAGGCGCATCTTCTGCATCCTCTTTCTTCTGTTTCAACATGTCCTGCATAAGGCGGACAAAGGCATCTTCTGACCAGGTATCTGCAATGCTCATGATTTGCGGTACCACGGGTGATTAATCGCAGTCTTCATGGCTTCATGAGCTGCTTGCCACATGCGACCATCCCCGAGATAGCGAGCGATAACCGCTTTGCTCTGCGCCGCTTTAAGCAGGCTGTGATTTATAACTGGTGACATAAACCCTCCAGGTGCTTACGGGCAGCACGAATAAGACGGCGAACACGTTTGGATAATTCGGATTCAGCGGGGAAATAAGCGGACATGACGCCGCTACCCGCGAGGCTTAGTTGCATCATGGGCTGGTTCCTTATGTTGTGTGTGATTGCATAGCGCTGCGTTCGTTGAGCGCACTGATATACAGTTAAAAAAATGGCCTCACGAAGAGGCCAAGATGACAACAAGGGGTATTTAATCAGACACTATCGAGTCGTCCTCAATAGTACGGTGCGGTATTACACCCAATAGCTAACTCAGAGAATTAGCTATCAGCTGCTATTCGCCTTCCTCTTCTTCACCAACTACGTAATATCCATATCCGCAATAATTCAGAAACTCTTCGTGAGCTGCGTCTGCTATTTCCTTATCCGTGGCATCATCATCGACTTCAATATCGACGACCTCGTTAGCACCAACCCATGACGTTTCAATTGTCACTCGTACTGTTTTCATCACTCCTCCCCCAGAGCCTTGCTGATGGCTGCGCGAGCGGTCGCGTACACAGCGTCCCACTCGCTCACGTCATGTTCCATATCGACAATGTTTAATAGAACTTCCAGCAAATCAGGAGCTGCTGCTATCAACGTGGCGTTATGGTCATCTTGCTCACTCTCAGCTCTTAGAAGCATAATTTCGCAGCCTTCGGCATCGATTAATCCGTAATCGTGATAATCAACGGCGTTAATTCTCCAAGGCGCTGGACTTCCCTCAAAACTTTTCATATTCACCTCTGTGGCTTGCTGCCAAAAGAAGGCCGACTATGCGGCCTATTTGATTGAGCGAATTGTTGTCCGCGACACTGAATGCTCAGCTGTAAGCTTGAATTTACGCTCGCATTCATAACATGTATGTTCTTCTTCGCAGGCGTCGTATGATTCATCGGTGGATATTTCAGCCTTACACCATGGGCAACGAGCCTTATCTTCGTGCCAAAAATCCAGCTCATCATATTCATCATCAGGAATAATTCTTGCCTCAGCTGCTGCGAGGCGTTCCTGATTAATTTTCTCCTGGCAATCATTGCATCGCCATCCACCACGACACCCCCAGACAGCACCCATTCCTGCTATGGTTTGTGACGTTGAAGCGTGCTCTCTATCAATTCCGCAATCAACACAAACATCGTGCTTTTCACATCTGCAATACGCCCAATCTTGTGGCGAACCATTGCAGTGATCGCAACCTTCAACCCAGTGCCAAACCCCATCAATTTCCTTTGAATACCAGCTTTTTACTGGTGGCGTTAATTCAAAGTCGCATTCTTGGATGAGTTTTCCGCCTTTAACTATGCGCTCACCAAAACGCTGATAGGTTCCTGCTCTTGAGCGCTGTATCCCTGAGAAAAGGCGAGGGTCATTAATGACGCCCCTGATAATCTCTCCATCAATTCTATTGCTCATTCCCTCACCTCAAATAAGTGGCTTACTGCTCAGCTTCATGCGCTGAACGGCGTGGATTTTGTTACCGAGCGGGTTAGTGTCACGGTAGTAGGTGCGATTATGTTTAACCGCGGTTACTTCAACTTCCTTCTGACGCGTTCCGGCAAGCGAAATGGCTTTGGAAACACGTGTACTGCATGTGCTATTTGCTACCCGGCGTGCAAGAGAAGCGTCCTGCATTGCCTGTTCACGTTGAGCTTGTCTGCGTGCTCTGCGGCGATTTCTGGCGTTATCATCAGCCAGGTAAGTAACGATTATCATGTTGACCTCCGATGATTGGCTTTGGTGGTGTGGTGCCTGTCGCCACAGGTAGAGCGTTTGCCGCGTGCTAATAGCAGCCTTCACCACACCCCAAAGCCAACTACTCTTTGGTTCCCGCATTTCGGCGGGACAATCCCATCAATGTTAAAGAGCGATTCACCGTCCTGGTGAGTAGTGCGTCCTGCTGATGGAGTAAAATTAGCACCATGCTAAATTGATAGCAAGTGCTAGATGCTAAAAAATTAGCGTGAATTGCTAAAGAGATGTTTTTGAAGGGAAAATAATTTAGCGTAAAGCTGATGTGATATTTACATTGGGCAACAAAAAACCCGCACTAGGCGGGTTGGATGTATTGCTGTGGAGGTATTAGTAGGTTACGGATGACCAGAAGACGCGGCCAATCACTCGAATATCAGATGATGGTCTTATTTCTTCAGGGTGCTCTTCGCTGTTGTAACTCCTGATCCGAATCATTCCACCAGGCATTGCATACAACAGTTTTACACGTAGTAAATCGCCGTAGTCGATAGCATACATCTTGCCGTCTTTAACTTCCTTGCAGCCAGTATCAACTCCGACCGTAGAACCGTTAGGCAGCACCGGTTCCATACTATTACCGATAACCTCAACACATACAGCGTTAGTGAACTGTATGTTCAGTTTTCGAAGTGTAGATTTTGCGAATCTCAACTTATATCCATTATGGTCTTCACGAAAGGTGCTTCCAGCTCCTGCGGCTAACTGCACTTCCTTCAGGAACGGGATCTCAACTTCATCATCATCCAGTGATGTCTGGTTATCCCAAGGCTCAATCCCACCGATTATCTTAGCCTCACCTCGATTCTCGGCTTCCTCTAACTCTGGATGTAATTGATCTAACCAGCCATGTGGAAGGTTTAGGTTTAGTTCAATTTTGCGAGCAAGGTCATCACCTAAATTTCGCACTGCTTTTTCACCCAGTATCTGGCTCAGGGTAGAGGGTGACGTGCCGACCTTTTCTGCAAAGTCAGCTTTCGTGATTCCACTGCGGATAGCAAGGTTCTGCTGGTAGCGGAGGTTAGTCCGCCTGATGTCTTTTATGTCCATGCTCAAATCATCCCATCTTTTAGCACGGCGATAAATATGCATAAAGCTAAACTCTCTCTTGATTTAAATTTAGCATGACGCTAATATTTGTATTGTGCATTAGCAGATGGAGCACCTATGGAAACCAACGTTAAGCAGTTTGAACAGATGAATGATCTGCTTCGCTGGAGAAAACAGGCCTCCAAGGAAGATTGGGAAAAGCTGGCGAAGCTTGCCAATACAACTCCTGGGAACCTGGACCAGCTGGCTTATGGATATCGCGGAGCATCAGCACAGAAGGCAAGTGACATTGCAAACGCATCCTTGAACTTCCGATTCCCCAAGCCTGTAACCAAAGAAGCAATCGCCTTTCCTCCAGTACGGAAAGTGACAAGTAGTAAAGCAGCATAAGAAGTACCGCTCTTTAACAGCCCTGGCCTCATTCCCGCCGAAATGCGGGGATAAACCAACGCATCAACAGATGCGTATTTACTTATTAACTAAGGAATATATTCACATATGGAACACGCAAAGAAACGCAACGAGGCAATGCGCATTGAAAGCGCCTTGCTTAATAAGATCGCCCTGATTGGCACAGAGAAAACAGCAGCAGCTGTAGGTGTCGATAAAGCACAGATTAGCCGATGGAAGCGAGACTGGATTCCCAAGTTCTCAATGCTTCTGGCAGTGCTTGAATGGGGAGTTGTGGATGATGAGATGGCGAGACTTGCACAGCAGGTGGCGTCGATTCTCACAAAAGAAAAACGTCCAGCTGTTGGTAGCAGTCTGGACGCTTAAGCACACTGTGTTACGCCAAGTAACAGGAGTAATTATGACAAAACCACTCAGTCCTTACCAGGACAAAATGCACAAAAACATACTACGTGATCGCTTCCTGTCCAGCTTCAAGCAGCCTGGTCGATTTCGGGCTGAGTTGGAGAAAGTGAAGCTGATGCAGAAGGAGAAAGGTCATGAGTAATCTCGCAACCGTAACACCTATAAAGCCTCACCTTGAGGTTGTGGAGCATCGCGTGGCAGATACCGAAGATGGCTTCATGCGCGTTGCTAACGAGCTTACAGATAGCTTACTGATGGCTGATTTAACCGCCCGGCAGTTGAAGGTAATGCTCGCTATCATGCGCAAGACATACGGATTCAATAAGCCAATGGACAGGCTCACAAACACGCAGATAGCAGCAATGACGGGTATTCACCACACCCATATCTGCGCCGCAAAACGTCAGCTGATAGAGCGCAAGTTTCTCATTGCAGACGGCGTGAGAATTGGAGTTAACAAGGTGGTCTCAGAGTGGATTAGCCAAGACAGCTTAACTTTAGCTAAGACGGCTAATAAAACATTAGCCAAGTCAGCTAATGGGTATAAGCCAACTCAGCTAAACACAAAAGACAATATTCAAAAGACAATAAATACAAATACCCCCTTACCCCCTAAAGGGGGATGCGATGATAGTTCTAAACCTGAAAAGCGAAAGACCGTTCGCATCAACTACAACGAGTATCTCGAAGCCTACAACGAGATCGTTGGTGACAGATTACCTCATGCTGTAGAGGCAAACGCAGAGCGTCAGCGCAAACTCAAGAAGCTGATTAACTCTCTCGCCACCAAAAACATCGACGGCTACCGGGCATACGTGAAAGCGTTCATGTCTGCTGCAAGGCCATTCCATTTCGGCGATAACGATCGCGGTTGGGTGGCGACGTTTGATTACCTGCTTCAGCCGAAAGTATTAACCGCAATTCGTGAGGGAACACTATGAGACAGGATATCGAGGCCAGCGTTATCGGCGGACTTCTCCTGGGTGGATTAACGCCTGAAGCTGGAGACGTTCTGGCTACGCTTGAACCGGAAGCATTCTCCATCCCGCTCTACCGGAAAGCCTTTGAGGTGATCTGCAAGCAAGCCCGAAACCGTAATCTGATTGACGCCCTGATGGTCGCTGAGGAATGCGGTGATGAGCATGCCACCGACGTGATGATGACTGCGCGGTCATGTCCAAGCGCTGCAAACCTGAAAGGCTATGCCAGCATGGTTGCCGATAACTATCATCGCCGACTGGTGTTGCAGCTTATCAGCGAAATGCGTGACCCTATCGAGAACGGAACAATCGATACGTCAGGTCAGGCCATGGACGAACTGGTAAAGCGCCTGTCAGCCATCAGGAAGCCGCGTGACGAGATTAAACCTGTTCACCTTGGCGATATCATCACCGACTACACAGAAACGCTTGATAAGCGCCTCCGTAACGGTGAAGAGTCAGACAACCTGAAGACAGGCATAGACGAACTGGATGCAATCCTTGGCGGGATTAACGCCGAAGACCTGATCATCGTTGCTGCGCGACCCGGCATGGGGAAAACAGAATTCTCTCTCAAGCTGGCAGAAAGCGTAGCAAGTCGGACGCTTCCCAACTCAGAGCAGAAACGCGGAGTGCTGATTTTCTCGATGGAGATGAGCGCACTGCAGATTGCAGAGCGAAGCATTGCCGGGGCTGGGATGATGTCGGTTAGCTCACTGAGAAACCCAACTCGCATGAACGATGAAGCATGGGGAAGGGTTGCGGAAGGTATGAAGCGTTTGGCAGGGCTAGACGTGTGGGTAGTAGACGCATGCCGTCTTTCTGTTGAGGAAATCAGGTCGATCGCAGAACGCCTGAAGCAGGAAAATCCCCACCTGTCGCTCATCATGGCTGACTACCTTGGACTCATTCAGAAGCCGAAAGCAGAACGAAACGACCTGGCTATTGCTCACATCTCCGGAAGCTTAAAAGCTATGGCGAAGGAGCTTAAAACTCCTGTCGTATCGCTCAGTCAGCTATCCCGTGAAGTTGAGAAACGCCCCAACAAACGCCCAACCAACGCAGACCTGCGCGACTCAGGCAGTATCGAGCAGGATGCAGACTCAATCATCATGCTGTATCGCGAGGCTGTGTATGACGAAAACAGCCCGGCCGCACCTTACGCAGAAATCATCGTGACGAAAAACCGCTTTGGCTCCCTGGGTACTGTGTATCAGGGATTCCGAAATGGTCACTTTGTTGGATGTGACCAGACTGAGGCCAGAGCGAAATGCACAGCTGCAAGCCAGCCTCCACAGAAAGGCCGTCGATACTCAGGAGCAGATGTATGAACACACGAGACAAAATACTCAACCACCTTGAAACATACGCCCACGCATCACTCGCAGAACTTCGAAGAATACCCAACACAAACCGAGACACCGTAGCCATCACCCTTAAGGAGATGGTTCAGGCCGGTGACGTTGAATTCTACATCGCTAAAAACAGGGCAAAGCGATATCGCCTGACTGGATACCCTAAGCGATTTGAGCCGGTAGTTGAATATCTGGAGCATCACGAAAAGGCATTCGCATCTGACCTTGCTGAATACACGGGGCTGGATAAGCAGCACATGGCGAAAATCCTCAAAGACATGCATGAGCAGGGCGAGATATACCGCGACTGGAGCGACAGAAGGAAAACGTGGGTATACAGCATAAAGCGTTCTGTGAATTGGGGATGCGCTAACCCACTGACTGCATTTATCAACCAGAGATTGAGAGAGGTGCGAAGTGAGCGAGCCTAAATTTCCTGAGCTACCAGTTGATGTGCAAGTCGCATTGATTAATGCAGCAACTCAAATGGCAACCGCAAAAATTCAGTCCTTAGGAAGCAAATATAACCAAGACCTGGATTTCTTCAAGCGGGAGTATCGGAAAATCTGCGATTCACTCTATGCGGAAAACCGTGGCCGCTAACACCCCAGCACGCTGATGGAGAGGAATAATGAGCAGGAAAAAGTATTGGTTTCTTAATGCTCTCTGGCAACTGGCTATGTACGGAATGCTTCTGGCGTTCTATCAGTACGAATCCTATGCGTTCAACTATAGCTGGCACTACAAGGCTGAGCGCGTTTGGATGGTTGGAGCAATTTCCGCACTAGCCCATTCGGTTATGTATTACGTGTTTCTGGAAGGTATTAATTGCTTCCCAAGAAAACAAAGGTGATGGAGAGGAATATGGACGAATCAAGAAAGCAGTTTGAGCAAGCATTCGCAAAAATAAAACGCATTCCCATTTCTGCTGTAGAAAGTTGTAGATACGGAGATGGATATTGGGATGAAGGGAATTTGAACACTCGCGGTATATCTACAGCATGGGAAATCTGGAAAGAGGGTTATGCCGCTGGAATCAAAGTGAAGGAGTGAGTATGAGCTTGTTTACATGCGAATGTGAATTCTGTGGAAAGCGGCGATTAAAGCTATTCAGCAAAGCCTATCCATCAATATGGTCGATGTGGAAGGTATACCGATTCTGTAACAGAGAGTGCGCGAAGAAATTCATCGAGAGAAGCAGGGAAGCTGAGCTAAAGCTATGGAGAATGCTTTGCGATACCGTCCAAAGTAAATATTGGGAGTGATTATGAGCGAGTTAAAGCCGTGCCCGTTTTGTGGCATTAAAGACAATGCTGTTTTGAGTTACTGCAATCAGGAATGGTTCCATGCTTACTGCTACAAGTGCGGATCGAATGGGCCTGAGGAAAAAACAGAAGCCGAAGCAGCATTGTCCTGGAACCGGAGAGCAAGAGATGAAACAGACAATCTTCCTTCGAAGTAAGCAGCAACAGCAGTCAGCAATAAACGCCATCCTCGCATCACCTCTCGACAACGAACGACCCATCACCATTCGAATCTCGGACTACAAGCGGTCACTAGACCAGAATTCACGTTTTCACGCGATGCTGGGTGATATCGCTCGTCAGGTCACATGGTGTGGAAAGCAACTCAAGCCTGAGCAGTGGAAGGTATTGCTGATTAGCGGTCATGCAGTCGCTACAAAGCAGGAGGCTGAAGTCGTACCCGGGTTAGAGGGTGAGTACGTCAACATACGTGAGAGCAGCGCAGAGATGAGCGTAGGGCGCATGGCGAGCCTCATAGAGTACACGATGGCTTGGGCAGCAGGTCAGAACGTCAGATTCACTGACAGGAGGTACGATTGAAGCGAACGTATTTCTACCACCCGCCAATGACTACCGACGAAGCCAACCAATTAATCACTCTTTACCACTCCCGAAACGTACAAACCACCAAGCACCTAAGCGCTGACCCACGCCTGTGGATAGTCGGAGCCTTATTGCCTGAGTACGCCAGCGAGCCAAAGGGTAGGAGTCAATATCAATCCAGAATGTGGAGTTAACTATGAAGGTTGAATTGGAAGTTACCGCAAGTCAGTTGATAGAGCATCTGAGGCCTACAAACTCGCAATTCAGAATGAGAATTCCTGGTGGTTGCTGGCAAGAAATTAGTGAAGAGGCCATTCGAATTTATATATCTGCAGTTATTCAGGCTATGCAAGAAAATGCCGAAAGAGTGGTGAAGCTATGAGCAACTTAGACGATGACTACGCAGACCGACTCGCTGACCTTCTCGAAGATATGGAAGGAGACGGGGTTGACTCTGTGGGCATGATTATGAACTGGGTAGCCGGATATGTTCAGGGAAAGATGGAAGGCAATGGAGCGGAAGCCTACATGTACCAGTTCGAAGATGCCGACATGATTATCCAATTACAGGAACCAGAAGAAACCACAGCGGCGAGGTTGCATTGATATGGACTATTCACAGTTATCAGACTTTGAAATTAACAAATTGGTTGCTGAGGCTACCGGCACGCAGGTGGAGGAAACTTATCAGTTCGTAAATGGCGGTGAAGATATTGAAGACCACATGAGCGGCATTGTGCTGATGCGCAAGATAACCAGCAATCGTAAGCACTGGAAGCTATATGACCCATGCAACAACGCATCAGACGCGTGGCCGATAATTTTAAAAAATGGAATCAACGTATTTACCGACATGATTCCTCACGGTCTTCTTGGGCAGGCAAGGGCATCTGTTATTTCACATGAACCACCTAACTCTGAATGCATAATTGCGAAAGACGCAAACCCTCTCCGCGCCGCCATGATTGTTTTCCTCATGATGCAGGACGCCAAACATGCTTAGCCAATCAGAAGCCCAATCATACGAGCAGCAGAGCATACGTCGAACGTTGTGCGCAGGCTGCACGAAGGAGTTATCAGATGGCGAGACACACTGTTGCGAAGAATGTGCCTCAATGGCAATAGCGTATCGCGACCCTAACGGATTTATGACGGAGGAAGATGATGGCTCTCAAGAGGGATAAGTTTGATGACGTTTTCTCCCAACTGGTGAGGGAGCGAACGGACTGGCAGTGCGATTACTGTGGACGAACATTCCACCAAGAAAGATTCAAACTTCACTGTTCACACTTCAAATCACGACGACACAAAGCAACACGGTATCACCCCTTCAACGCCTTCTCACACTGTATCGGCTGTCACCGCAAACTCGAAGAAGACCCCTACGAATTCACCAACCATGCAGAAATAGTGTATGGGGAGTTGACTATTGAGCGCGTAGCGCGTCTTGCAAGCGTTCCGGTGCGACTAAAACCGTGGCAGATGGATGAACTGTACCAGGTGATGAAAAGCGAGCTGAAGAGGTTACAGGCCTTAAGAGCAAGCGGTGTTGTTGGGAGAATCGAATTCACTCTTCCTGAGTGGTATCAGGGAGGAATCGAGTTCCGAATGGGAGAAGCAGCATGACCAGAGAATACGTCAAGAAAATCCACTACCCATGCGAAACGGCAGCCATCTTTCAGGATGTGCTTTTCGTCATGCGAATTAACCATCACTCGGAGCTTCTGAATCAGGCTGACAGAGCGGCTGAGTTCTACCTGAGTTATTTCCCTTACTGCACGTTAGAAAACGTCAGGGAAGGCGTTCTGTACAGTTTTGGTGGCCTTTACCTGAATGATTACGATCTTATCCGGGAGGCAGCATGACTGACAAATCAAACACCCCAGCAGAAATTAAAGACCTGTGGCGAACGCCGCCAGAAATATTCCACGCACTGAATGCTGAGTTCAATTTCGTGCTGGATGCAGCTGCAAGCGCTGAAAACGCATTGTGTAAAAGGTACATAACCGAAGAGCAGAACACTTTCCATGTGGCGTGGGCATCGCTGATGTCAGGCATGCCTGGTTATGCATGGATGAATCCACCATACAGCCGACCCATGCCATTCGTTCAGGTAGCTGCGCAGGAGAATACTGACAATGCTATCGGGTGCGTAATGCTGCTACCGGCAGATACGTCCGTGTTGTGGTTCAGGGAAGCCATTAAGACGGCGCATGAAGTTCGGTTTATCACAGGTGGTCGCCTCTCATTCCTGAATGCAGAAACCGGTAAACCAGTAAACGGCAACAACAAAGGCTCAATGCTCGTCATCTGGCACCCTTATCCACGCTCTGGCGAATGTCGCATGACGGCGGTAGATCGTGATGTGCTGATGGAGTACGGGCGCAGATTCATGAGGAAAGCAGCATGACAGATATAAGCAGAGAGGTATGTGAAGAATATCTGGATGCTTTGGTCACAGTGGAGCTATCCGTACGATTCGCACAACTCGAAGACCGTAAGATTAACGCCACCATCCGCGCAACAGTAACCGAGTTACTCAAGCGCATCCGCGACAAGAAAATACGCGCCATCTTAGCTGGCTTATCCCGTCAGCCATTTCCTGATGGAGCCTTGAAGATGATGCGTCGCCAGTTAGATAGCTTAGTAGGAGAACCCGTATGTGCTCAGTAACTAACATCCAGCAAGTCAAATGGCAGCGTCAGCGCGATATGCATACAGAGCAGGTGCTGATCGGCAAAGAGCAGGAGCTTGAGCGCAGTCTTGAGTATGTACGCGATCAACTTCGTGAAGTGCGTAATCGACTAGGAACGAATAAGCCTGGCAACGATCCGGAGGCTGCATAATGGGAGTGCGCGAACTTAACCTGACGAAAGAACAGAATGACTGGCTTAATGGCTGGCTTGAACTGTGGGGTGCATGGGTTTACTCGGGTCGACTGGAAAAACGCATGAGCAGCGTTATAGCGCAGTTTATGGAGAGAGTTGAACCATCACGAGTAATGACAAGGCCAATGTGCAATGACGATGACGGAATGTTGATTTCTCAGGTCGTAGATTCCGTTATGCGCATCGACACAAAGGCCTTTGGTATTCTTCTCAGCTACTACTCTCATGGTTCTTCCAAGAGAGCAATTGCATCGTACTACCATGCGACTGCAAAACCACGCAAGATGTGCGGCAGAAGTGGAGAGGGTTGGCGTAGACCGTCTCTGGCAACATGCAGAAACGAGATTGACGAAATCCTCAAAGCTTCACTATTCGTTTTGTACCAACCAATGCAAGATGCCTTTAAAAGTCGCAAACGTGTTGAGAAAGTTAAACATGTTGCTCCTAAAAGGCTTGACAACCTTTTAGCCATTTAGCCATAATTACAGGGTAAGCTGCCGTTAGTGACTCTTAAGTTACTCCGGTGGCTTTTTTGCTATGGATAGGGTAGCTCCCGAAAAGCAGTATCGTCACTGCCTGCCATAGCGAACATTGACGAGCAACTAGACGAGGTTGTTATGAGTGACACAGAGCATATTGTTAGCATTATACTTCACATAATTCAGGCTATTGCAGCAGTGATATTCCTTATTGTGATGTGGAAATGGTCACGCAAGCCTAAGGCTGTAAAGCCAAATAAAATGCAAGAAGCAGCTGCTATAGAAGAAATGGAAAGGCAGTATAGGCTAACCAAGAAAAGCTTAGAAGCAATCAAGAACATGTCATCACTAGGTCGCTAAGGCGGCCTTTTTTATTGCACGACCTTTCTGAAAGCGCATCCCACCAAATACCAGACAGACAATACCCTCACCTTATCCGCTGTGGCTACGGTGCCGGTGCGCTTTGCAAAAAAGAAAACCCGCTCAATGGCGGGCTTCGTGAAAATGGGCGACAAGAGACTGCGCTAACAGCCTCCTGTCATCTTGCTCATGATTGGACTCACGAACAAAGACCGAGGCCCATATCGTCTGATCAGACGTCATGACCATAGATCGGATTTGTTCAGCAGACAATTACCTAGATTCTTAATTTTGAACAAATCCCCATTTTCTCGGGGGTAGAGTATGTACCGTATGGACAAGATAAGAGAATGGCTCAGTTATTGGTTCGGAGGCCTGACAACGATGGGTGGCGTTCTATCCCTTAACGACTGGGCGATCATCATTGGTATTCTCTGTACCGTCGGCACATTCGGCATCAACTGGTACTACAAGCGCAAAGAGCGCGAGGACAGATTGAATGGCAATGTCTCCGGCACTCAGAAATAGCATTATTGCCACGTTGGGCGGCGGCGCTATCGCAATAGCGACAACAATGCTCTCCGGTAAAGATGGTCTCGAAGGTCGAAAGTATGAAGCATATCGCGATGTTGTCGGGGTTCTGACAGTCTGTGACGGTCACACCGGTTCAGACATCATCATAAATAAGCGATACACAGATAAAGAGTGCGACGCACTAACAAGAAAAGACCTTCAGCGTATAGCTTCACGGGTTGACCCATACATCAAAGTGCCAACCACTGAAACTCAACGCGCAGCAATTTACTCTTTCGCTTACAACGTCGGCGCAACAGCCACAATCAATTCCACTCTCCTGAAAAAGCTTAACTCCAAAGACTATGCCGGAGCTTGCTCAGAGCTTAAACGCTGGGTATATGCAGGCGGTCAGAAGTGGAAAGGTCTGGTTAACAGGCGTGACGTTGAATATCAGGTATGCACCTGGGGCCAGAAATGAGCAGACTAACCGCAATCATCATTGCAGTCATCGCCTGCATCATTATCTCGCTTGGCTGGGCTGTTAATCACTACCGTGACAACGCCATTGACTACAAGAAGCAACGAGACACGGCGGTTAACGAAGCTGCTCTGGCAAAAGCAACAATCACCGACATGCAGACGCGCCAACGCGACGTTGCCAATCTCGATGCCAAATACACGAAGGAACTCGCAGATGCTCAGGAAACTATCAATCAGCTTGAGCGCGATGTTGCTACTGGCAAGCGTCGGTTGCAGCTCAATGCAACCTGTAAAGGTAATTCCACCGGAACCTCCGGCATGGATGATGCTACCAGCCCCAGACTTACTGACTCCGCTGAACGGGATTATTTCACCCTCAGACAGCGAATCGAAACAGTCACAAAGCAACTAACCGGATTGCAGGAATACGTGAGAACGCAATGCCTGAGGTAGCCAATGAGAAAACGAGAGCGTGAAATAACACTGCTCTACGGAATGTCACTCATACGTGATGACGTTCTTAACCACCCGCTTCCAAAGCACTCAGCCAAAGACAGATTGATAACCTTCGTGCATTACGTGTTTGCATTCGCGTCTGTCATAACACTGGCGGCTGCATCAATCATTCTGATTCTTACGTTCATCCCCACAACGGGATAACAACCAACGGAGCCAACAATGGCAAAAGCCAAATGGCCTAAGTTGCCATGCTTTACCATTCCGCTATTTCAAAGCGCGAATGTTTATCTGGCGCTGACAAGAGAGCAATTTCAGCAGGCAGATGCTTTCTTGGGAGGCTCTATTGGAGAGAAGCCTTTTAATTCTGGGCTGACCAGCAACTATGAAAACACCGGCACAGGTGAGCGAGTTTACCTGTTAGGCGTGTTCGACAATCAACTATCAACTCTTGTCCATGAGTGCGCACATGCTTGCTTTTACGCCTGTGATGATGTTGGCGTGACAACAAAACCAGATGAAGCTAACGAAACCTATTGCTACATACTGGACAGGATGTTTAGTCAATTCCTTCCATATCTGAAACAGGAATAAAAATGGCAGACATTACCCAAATGACAGATGCACAGAAACTAAAACTCGAAGTCTACCGCCTGGTGATGAATGACTCAGCAGCTACCGAAAAGGCCATTGAGTTTATCGCCGGTAACGAGCTTAACTTTGAGCTGTTCAAAGATGCATATGCCAAGACAGCCAATGAGCCGACTGCGCTAGCTAAAACTGAAAAGGCTATTCGGGAAGCCAAAGAAGTACTCGACCTGTTCACTACTGGAGCATAACAAATGGCAATTACGGCGATTCAAACAGCAACGGCAGGGTCAATTGCATCTCTGGTGCCCGTGGTAAAGGCTCACATCGCAGCTTCTCGATTTCCTAATGGCGGGCTGGTAGGTGTGCATGCCACGCCAACCAAGACCGAATACTTCCAGGTTGTAGCTACCGGTGGCACAGCAGCAACTGACTACGACATCGTAGTAAGCCAGGATCGTGCTGACTTCACAATCAAATGCAACGCGAAGATTACTGCCGGCTTCCTTCCTTTGGGTGACATGAGCGTTATTCAGATGGGGCCGGGTCGCACAGTAGAGTACGCACAAGCATTCACTAAGGCGTAATGAGATATGGGCGAAGAAAATAAAATCGGTCGCCCCTCTGAATATACATCGGAGGTGGCAGACGAAATATGTGCGCTGATTGCCTCCGGTGAAAGTTTGCTCAAGGTATGTAAGAAACAGGACATGCCCGACAAGTCGACCGTATTCCGCTGGCTTGCAGCTCATGAAGAGTTTCGCGACAAGTACGCAAAAGCTACTGAGGCTAGGGCTGACGCGATATTTGAAGATATGTTCGTCATTGCTGATGACGTCATACCTGATTCTGCCGAGGTGGCAAAGGCAAGGCTTCGAGTTGATACCCGTAAATGGGCGTTAGCTCGAATGAATCCTCGTAAGTATGGCGACAAGGTCACCAACGAACTCGTTGGTAAAGACGGCGGTGCTATCCTGATTGAAACATCACCTATGAGTACGCTATTCGGAAAATGACAACTATTAACCCTATCTTCCAACCGTTCATCGAGGCGCATCGCTACAAAGTCGCCAAAGGCGGTCGAGGTAGTGGTAAGTCATGGGCAATAGCACGATTGCTAATTGAAGCGGCCAGGCGTCAGTCAGTGAGAATCCTTTGTGCTCGTGAGCTACAGAACAGTATCAGTGACTCGGTAATCAGACTGCTTGAGGACACCATAGAGCGCGAAGGCTATGCGGCTGAGTTCGAAATACAGCGCTCTATGATTCGACATCTTGGCACTAACGCCGAGTTCATGTTCTACGGCATCAAGAACAACCCTACTAAGATTAAATCCCTTGAAGGCATTGATATATGCTGGGTAGAAGAAGCCGAGGCGGTTACGAAGGAATCATGGGATATCCTCATCCCAACAATTCGTAAGCCGCATTCTGAGATATGGGTGAGTTTCAACCCGAAGAACATCCTGGACGATACATATCAGCGCTTTGTTGTCGACCACCCTGATGATATCTGCCTGCTTACGGTTAACTACACAGATAACCCGCACTTCCCTGAGGTTCTTCGCCTGGAGATGGAGGAGTGCAAGCGCCGAAATCCAACCCTCTATCGTCACATCTGGCTAGGTGAGCCGGTAAGCGCAAGTGATATGGCAATCATCAGTCGTGAATGGCTGGAAGCAGCCACAGATGCGCACAGGCGCCTTGGGTGGAAAGCGAGAGGCGCAGTTATCGCAGCTCATGACCCATCAGACACAGGCCCGGATGCCAAAGGCTATGCAATGCGTCACGGTTCAGTGGTTAAGCGAATAGCTGAAGGCACGTTGATGGATGTCAATGAAGGTGCTGACTGGGCTGCTGATTTGGCTATTGGTGACAATGCAGATCACTTCCTTTTTGACGGTGACGGATTGGGCGCTGGGCTGCGTCGGCAGATAACCGATTCATTCAGTGGCAAGAAAGTCACTGTGACGATGTTTAAGGGGAGTGAATCGCCATTCGATGAAGATGCGCCATATCAGGCCGGAGCATGGGCTGATGAAGTGGTGCAGGGCGACAACATCCGTACCATCGGTGATGTGTTCCGCAATAAGCGAGCGCAGTTCTATTACACGCTGGCTGACAGGCTTTATCTGACATATCGCGCAGTTGAGCATGGAGAATATGCTGACCCTGACGAAATGCTGAGCTTCGACAAAGAGTCTATCGGCGAGAAGATGCTTGAAAAGCTCTTCGCAGAACTCACACAGATACAACGAAAATTCAACGGTAACGGCAAGCTTGAGCTCATGACCAAAGTAGACATGAAGCAGAAGCTTGGAATTCCATCCCCTAACCTGGCAGACGCACTGATGATGTGCATGCACTGCCCGGCATTAGCTCCAGAAGAAACGGACATCTACGTTCCCTCATCCTCCGGTTGGTAAAAATGGCAGAGACATTAGAGAAAAAACATGAGCGCGTCATGCTCAGGTTTGACCGCGCCTATACGCCGCAGCAAGACGTGCGCGAAAAGTGCATTGAGGCTACGCGATTCGCTCGTGTCCCTGGCGGTCAATGGGAAGGGGCAACAGCAGCGGGAACCAAGCTTGATGACCAGTTCGAGAAGTATCCGAAGTTTGAGATTAACAAAGTAGCGACCGAGCTTAACCGCATCATTGCCGAGTATCGCAACAACCGCATCACTGTGAAGTTTCGCCCTGGCGACAAAGAGGCCAGCGAAGAGTTAGCTAACAAGCTGAATGGCCTGTTCCGAGCTGACTACGAAGAGACTGACGGTGGTGAAGCTTGTGATAACGCATTTGATGATGCGGCTACCGGTGGCTTTGGCTGCTTCCGTTTAACGTCGATGTTGGTCAACGAGTATGACCCGATGGACGAGCGCCAACGCATCGCTATCGAGCCAATCTACGACCCATCACGCTCTGTGTGGTTCGACCCTGACGCTAAAAAGTACGACAAGTCAGACGCTATGTGGGCGTTCTGCATGTACTCACTCTCACCTGAGAAGTACGAGGCAGAGTATGGCAAGACTCCTCCGTCATCGCTCGATGTAACGACAATGACAAGCTGGGAGTATGACTGGTTCGAGCCTGAAGTTGTGTACATCGCGAAATACTACGAAGTGCGCAAGGAGTCAGTCGACGTAATCAGTTATCGACAGCCGCTAACTGGTGAGATTGCCACCTACGACAGTGACCAGATTGAAGACATTCAGGATGAGCTGGCTATCGCAGGCTTCGAAGAGGTTGCGCGTCGCTCTGTTAAGCGTCGCAGGGTCTATGTCTCAGTGGTTGACGGTCAGAACTTCCTTGAGAAGCCGCGCCGCATTCCCGGTGAGCATATCCCGCTCATCCCTGTGTATGGAAAGCGCTGGTTCATTGACGATATTGAGCGAGTAGAGGGTCACATTGCAAAAGCGATGGACCCACAGCGCCTCTACAACCTTCAGGTTTCGATGTTGGCTGACACAGCTGCACAAGACCCCGGACAGATCCCTATCGTTGGCATGGAGCAGATACGAGGCCTTGAGAAGCACTGGGAGGCTCGCAATAAGAAACGTCCTTCTTTCCTGCCATTGCGTGAAGTGAAGGACAAGTCCGGAAACATCATCGCAGGTGCAACGCCAGCAGGTTACACGCAGCCAGCAGTCATGAACCAGGCTCTGGCGGCATTACTGCAGCAGACCAGCGCAGACATTCAGGAAGTCACCGGTGGCAGCCAGGCAATGCAGCAGATGCCTAGTAACGTTGCGCAGGAAACCGTTAACAACCTGATGAACCGAGCTGATATGGCATCGTTCATCTACCTGGATAACATGGCTAAGAGCCTGAAGCGTGCAGGCGAGGTCTGGTTGTCGATGGCTCGCGAGGTATACGGTTCAGACCGTGAGGTTCGCGTCGTCAACGAGGATGGCACTGACGACATCGCTCTGATGAATGCGCAGGTAGTCGATCGTCAGACAGGCCGAGTTGTTGCGCTGAATGACCTTTCTACAGGACGTTACGATGTCACTGTCGATGTTGGACCAAGCTACACAGCGCGGCGAGATGCAACAGTTGCTGCCCTTACAAGCGTCCTTAATACCATGCTACCGCAAGACCCCGAAGCGGGAATCATTCGCGGTCTGATAATGGACAACATGGATGGAGAAGGGCTGGATGATTACAAGGAATACAACCGCAACAAATTGCTTACTGCGGGAGTAGTTAAGCCTCGCAACGCCAAAGAGCAACAGATTGTCATGCAGGCGCAGCAGGCGGCAGCCAACCAGCCTAACCCTGAAATGCTCATTGCACAGGCTAATCTGGTTGCGGCACAAGCCGAAGAGAAGAAAGCAGACAACGAAACGCGCAACACGCTCATCAAAGCGTTTACTGCGCAGCAGGATGCACAGGAAAGTCAGGCTAACGTTGTTTACAAGCTTTCTCAGGCAGAACACATCAACAAGCAGGGCGTCATGGATGCTATCAAGCTCCTGAATGAAGTCCTTCAATCGCAACAATCACAAATCCCTACATCACCACAGTCACCGGCAGACTCAATGCCGAGCTAAGCAGGAGTAATCAATGGAGAGCGAACTGATCATCGACGGTCAGGTTATTGATCTGTCTGAAAAACAGGAATCAGCCGAAGAAGTAACCGCTGAGCAACCGAAACCTGAGGAGCAAGTCCAGGAATCTGAAGCGAAAGCGGAGACCGAGAGTGAACAGGCCGAAGAGCAGCCGGAAGAATATTCCCTGCGCGTCGGTGATGAAGAAATTCCCCTGACGGAAGAGGATGACGATCACGTTGATGGTCAGCCTGCGCCTCAGTGGGTTAAGGATTTACGCAAGAACAACCGCGAGAAAGATAAAGAGTTACGGGAACTGCGTCGCCAGCTTGAGCAGGTTCAATCCAGGCCAGCGGAGCAGCAACCACAGCAGCAAACAGACGCTATCCCGCCTAAGCCGACTCTTGAGTCGTGTGAATACGACGAGGCAGCGTTTGAACAGGCAATGACTGACTGGCATGAGAAAAAGAGCCGTGCCGAACAGCAAAAGCAGCAACAGGAACGTCAGCAGCAGGAATATCAGCAGCGTTTCCAGCAGCGAGTAGAAGCTCATAGGCAACGAGCAGCAAAGCTCCCGGTGAAAGATTACCAGGAGATGGAAAGCATCGTTCTTAGCGAGCTCAAGCCAATTCAGCAGGAAATCATTATTCATGCAGCAGACGAGGGTTCAGAGCTGATCGCCTATGCACTCGGTAAGAACCCACAACTACGCCAGCGTGTAGCCGCTGAGACAGACCCAATTCGCGCAGCATTCCTCTTAGGCCAGATTAGCAAGCAAGTAAGCCTTGCACCGAAGCCAAAGAAAGCCATCAAACCAGAGCCGGAAGTTCGTGGTGGCGGCGCTGATGCGAAACAAGACGACTTCAACAAACTCTGCCCCGGCGCAAAAATCGAATAAAGGAAACTGCTAAATGGCTACTAACGATCTCAACAGTAACGTCAGTCAAATTGTTCTGAAAAAATTCCTGCCGGGCTTTATGTCCGACCTGGTTCTCGCTAAAACCGTCGACCGCCAGCTTCTGGCAGGTGAAATCAACTCCAGCACCGGTGATAGCGTAAGCTTCAAACGCCCACATCAGTTCGCATCTCTGCGTACTGCCACCGGTGATATCTCAGGACAGGCCAAGAACAACCTGATCTCCGGTAAAGCCACTGGTAAAGTCGGTAACTACATCACCGTAGCGGTTGAATACGGTCAGCTGGAAGAGGCCATCAAGCTGAACCAGTTGGACGAAATCCTGGCTCCTGTGCGCCAGCGAATCGTCACCGACCTGGAGACCGAACTTGCTAAGTTCATGATGAACAACGGCGCTCTGTCACTGGGTAGCCCAAACACTCCAATCAACAAATGGTCAGATGTTGCTCAGACAGCATCCTTCCTGAAGGATCTGGGTGTTGAAGAAGGTGAGAACTACGCGGTAATGGACCCATGGTCTGCACAGCGCCTGGCGGATGCTCAGTCCGGTCTGCACGCATCTGACCAACTGGTGCGCACTGCATGGGAACAGGCTCAGATTGCGTCTAACTTCGGCGGCATCCGTGCGCTAATGTCGAACGGTCTGGCATCTCGTACCCAGGGCGCATTTGGCGGCACTCTGACCGTATCTGCTACACCTACCGTTACCTACAACGCAGTGAAAGATACCTATCAGTTCACTGTAACACTTGCTGGCGCAACAGCATCTATCACTGGCTTCCTGAAAGCAGGCGATCAGATTAAGTTCACCAACACATACTGGCTGCAGCAGCAGAGCAAGCAGGCGCTGTATAACGGCTCTACGCCTATTAGCTTCACCGCCACGGTTCTGGCTGACGCTAACTCCACTGCAGGCGGCCTGGTTACTGTTACGCTGTCAGGTGTTCCGATTTACGACACTACCAACCCACAGTACAACGCAGTAAGCCGCGCTGTAACTGCTGGTGATGCAGTGACCGTGATTGGTACTGCAAGCCAGACCATGAAGCCGAATCTGTTCTACAACAAATTCTTCTGCGGTCTCGGCACCATTCCTCTGCCAAAACTGAACAGCATCGACTCAGCAGTGGCTACCTACGAAGGCTTCTCTATCCGCGTACACAAATACGCAGACGGTGACGCAAACGTGCAGAAAATGCGTTTCGACTTGCTACCTGCCTACGTGTGCTTCAACCCACACATGGGCGGACAGTTCTTCGGCAATCCGTAATCACAAGGGGCTTCGGCCCCTTTATTTTTGAGGAGACGATATGGATCGTATGAGCGTATTCCTTACCGCAGATAACGAAGCAGGTCATGTTCAGGCCGTTATCGTAGAGAAAGATTTCCCGATTTACGAAAAGCTTGGCTTTGTCGCATCAGTTGATGACCTGAAGCCAGCAACCAAACGCGGACGTAAGGCGGCAGACAATGGCGACGACTCTAACAAAGGGTGAAATCGTACTCTTTGCACTGCGTAAGCCAGCGATTGCATCAAATGCCACCCTGACTGATGTTGAGCCACAGTCTGTCGAGGATGCCATTCAGGACCTCGAAAATATGATGTACGAGTGGCAGATTAATCCTGGTGAAATTGGCTATTTGTTCTCTGCTGATGGAGAAGAGCCGCATCCTGACGATGACTCAGGATTGCCGCGCAAATACATGCAGGCTGTTGGTTATCAGCTAATGCTGCGTATCCTGTCAGACTACAATCTTGAGCCATCAGCAAGCGTACTGACTAACGCTCAGCGCTCATATGACGCACTTCTGACAGACACCCTTGTTGTTCCATCAATGCGCCGCCGCGGTGACTTCCCTGTTGGTCAGGGCAACAAATACGACGTGTTCACATCTGATCGTTATTACCCTGGCGACCTGCCGCCGATTGACGGTGATGTACCAAATCCATAGGTGAGTAAATGCCGATTCAGCAATTGCCGTTAATGAAGGGAGTCGGCAAAGACTTCACCAATGCCGATTACATTGATTTCCTGCCAGTGAACATGCTGGCAACGCCGAAAGATGTTCTTAACAGTAGCGGGTATTTACGTTCATTCCCAGGAATAGCCAAGAAGATTGATGTTGATGGCACTTCCAGAGGTGCGGAGTACAACACTGCGCAAAATGAAGTTTATCGGGTAGCAGGCAACAAGCTTTATAAAGGTGATGCAGAGGTCGGCGATGTTTCTGGCAATGGGCGCGTATCAATGGCTCACGGCCGAACATCACAGGCTGTATGCCACTCAGGGATAGTATTTGAGTATCGATATGATGGAGAACTCAAGACTATAGACAACTGGCCTGTAAGCAGTGGCTATACGCAATATGACCTTGGTCAGGCAAGAGACATCACCAGACTTAGAGGTCGTTATGCGTGGAGCAAGGCAGGTACAGACTCATGGTTTATTTCAGACCTTGAGGACGAATCTCATCCTGACAGATACGCAGCCGAATATCGCGCAGAGTCTCAACCAGATGGCATCATTGGGATGGGTTCATGGCGCGATTACATCCTCTGCTTTGGCGCAACAACGATTGAGTATTTTACCCTTACTGGAACTAGCACTCAGGGCTCGGCGATATACGTAGCTAACCCTGCTTACATGGTTCCAAAAGGTATCGCAGGAACGCATTGCAAGTGCATCTACATGGATGCATACGCAATCATCAGCAACCCTGCCACAGGCGCACCGTCTGTTTACATCATCGACTCAGGAAGAGCCTCTTCAATCGCTACAGCAAGCATTGAGAAGATAATCAGGTCATATTCCGCAGATGACCTCGCCACCGTGGTGATGGAGTCTATTCGCTTTGACGCTCATGAATTGCTGATCATACATCTTCCTCAGCATGTGCTTGTCTATGACGGCGCAGCTAGCCAGGGCTCTCCACAGTGGTCAATCCTGAAAACAGGGCTGTACGGCGATGCTTACAGGGCAATTGACCTGATGTATGAAGGAAACGCAATAACCTGTGGCGATAAGTTGAGCCCATACATCGGCACGATGAAGTTCGATTCATCAAGTCAGTATGGTGATCATCAGGAGCACTTACTCTTCACCCCACTGTTCAAGGCTGACAACGCGAGAGTGTTTGACTTTGAGCTTGAGTCATCGACTGGTGTCGAGCAGATAGCAGAAAAAATGTTCATATCTGCCACCACTGATGGCGTCAACTATGGAAGAGAGCAGATGATCCCCTGGAATGCTCCATTCGTTTATGACAAGCGAGCTATCTGGAAAAGGATTGGGCGTATAAGAAAAAACATTGGATTCAAAGTAAGGATAGTAACCAGTTCACCGGTGACTTTGTCCGGATGTCAGGTGAGGCTTGAATAATGGCAGATGACTCACTAAAAACACCTGTGATAGTCAGAGCCATCAGTCTTAACGCATCTTCTCTCCCAAAAGGATACAGCCCTGCATATGAGCAATACATATTGTCTCAGGCTCTGGATTTTACAAACGTAGCTGGAAAGGCAAATGAGGCCGGGCAGGGGGCATATGATGCACAGGTTAAGAATGATGAGCAGGACGTAACGCTCGCAGACCACGAAACAAGAATAACGAATCTAAAGGTAGAAGTTGACGACCATGAGATTCGCATAACCTCCAACACATCAGCCATAAGCGCTCTCACCATCAGGGTGACAACTGCTGAAGGTAACATCACAACCCTTCAGACAAACCTGGCCAGTTTAACCACCAGGGTAACAACTGCAGAAGGAAACATAACCACTATTCAGGGTGATTACGTTTCTAAGTCAGTGTCATCAAATCAGGTGGTGCAGTCAACAGGCGGCTCTCTCCTGGTGGGAAATATCCCTTCACCCACCTCGGACAAATTGCAGGTAGCAGGAAGTGTTAATACCTCAACATCCTACAAGGTGAACGGTGCACAAGTCGTAACAAGCAGGCAGACGGGGTGGACTGCATCAACTGGCCCAGGTTATCTCGGGGCGTTTGACTCAAGCCTGTACCCGACAATCTCAACAACATACACAGTATCAGAGCAGTATGCGATGCGTGATGCGCTTGTCCTGACCAGGCAGAGACTGGCTGCTGTTGAATATGTGCTCAGAGCTCATGGGTTGATTAACTAATGCAGATAAAGCTCATCGATAATCCGGTGAAGCTTGCAGAATTCCTAAACAATCCAGATAACACAGGAAACATAGTAGATGGCGGGGATAAATACTTCATCAAGCCTGATGCGGTCTATCTCGGAATTTATGAGGGTGTTCTGCTAGCTGGTGTTCATGAAGTGCGTAACTTCTGGCACAGCGTAGTTGAGTGTCACGCCATCTACTCACCTGGTTTTCGCGGTGAATACGCCCTCAATGGACACAGGTTATTCTGCAAATGGCTTCTTGATAATTCTCCATTCCTGAACAGCGTCACCATGGTACCAGACACAACTAAATATGGACGCGCTCTGATTCGCCTTCTTGGTGCTTCACGCATCGGTCATCTCGACGATGCATATATGAGTAACGGAAAGCCTGTCGGAGTCACCCTATATCAACTACCTCGCTCTAAATATGAGGAGCTATTAAATGCTAATTCATCAGATCGCCAATAAGCACCTCAATAAGGCAGTTTATCAAAAGGGTGGTGATGGTGGCGCTGGCGCACAGGCTGACGCCACCAAAAAAGGCATCGCACTGCAGCGAGAAATGTGGCAAACGAATATGCAGAACCTTGCGCCGTTTACGCCACTTGCGCAGCAGTACATATCACAATTGCAGGGCCTGTCCACGCTGCAGGGACAGCAGTCAGCGTTAAACGATTATTACAACTCTCAGCAGTACAAAGATATGGCCGGTCAGCTTCGATATAATGCTCTGAACTCAGCAGAAGCTACTGGTGGTCTGGGTTCCACCGCCACAACTAACTCTCTTGCAACAATTGCACCTACCCTCGGACAAAGCTGGCTATCTGGCCAGATGAACAACTACCAGAACCTGGCAAATATCGGTCTTGGTGCGTTAACAGGGCAGGCAACCGCAGGGCAAAACTACGCTAACAACGCGAGCCAGCTATACCAGCAGCAAGCAAACGCCGCTGCTGCAGGAGGAAATAAGCAGTCAAAACTTGGAGGAGCACTTCAAGGAGCAGCTGCAGGCGCAGCAGCGGGTACTGCAATAATGCCTGGTTGGGGAACAGCAATTGGCGCAGGCATAGGTGCGCTGGGTTCACTTTTCTAAGGGGAAATCATGGCTACATGGCAGCAGTCAGGTAACCCGGGCGGGTTGCTTGCAAGTCTTGGTGGAGTGAATACGAACGCCCCTCAAGCCAGCGACGCGAACGCTGCTCTGGCGTATATTCGCCAGAATAACGAAGACCAGCGCTCTGGGCGTAACAACTTGGGATTGCAGGCATTGCAGGGCATTGGTTCTGTGATGGATATGTACAAACAACAAGATCAGGCTCAGCGTAAACAGCAATTCCAGCAGGCTTACGGTCAGGCATATGCATCTGGTGATCGCAATGCTATGCGTCAACTTGCAGCACAATTCCCAGACCAGGTTGATGCTGTGCGTAATGGTATGAAGTTTGTTGATGAAGACCAGCGCAATACAGTTGGTAACCTGGCTGCAGCTGCGAGACTTGCCGCTACCTCTCCAGAGGCAATGGGCGCATGGCTGCAGAATAACGCGGCGGAGCTCCAGCGCGTCGGACTCAATCCTGCTGACGTAGCGCAGACATACCAGCAGAACCCACAGCAGTTCGGTGAGTTTGTTGACCATCTTGGCATGGCAGCGCTTGGCCCGGTTGATTACTTCAATGCTCAGGACAAGATTGTTGGGCAGGCACTGAATCGCGACAAGCTCAACGAAACCATCCGCAGCAATCAGGCTGGAGAGTCATTGCAGCGTCGAGGACAAGATATTACTGCGCGAGGACAGGACATCTCAGCGGCGACAGCGCGTCGCGGTCAGGACATGGCAATGGAGAGGGCAAACGCCAAGACCGTTGGCAGCGATGGCAAGCGAGTTGTTCAGTTATCTGATGGGAGAACAGTAAACGTTGGCGGGAAACTCCACGGTGCTGGCGCCAATGCATTCTATGAAGGCATAGACGACAACGGAAACATGGTTCGCGTTCCGGCAAGTGCGATTGCAGCTCCTGCAACATCGGCAGCTTCAGCTCAAAACTATGCTATGAAAAAGGACATTGAGGCCATTCAAAACGCCAGCACAGACTCTCTAGGTTTTTTAACCGGGATTACTGGAAGTTCTGGTACCCCAGCTATCACTGCTGACATAAGAAGCAGATTGGCAGGGAAAGAGCAACGTCAACTGTTTAATGCCGCCCAGAGAATTCAAGGACGAATGCAAAATCAGGGTATTGCAGCAGCAAAAGATATGGGGGCTAGCGGAATAAATACCGTACCCGAGGCAAAGATGTACTTCCAGAGTATGCCTCAGATTGACTACTCTAGCCCTGATGCGCTTCAGCAATCACTCCGCGACATACAGCAATACACCGACAACTACAACCAGCAGTACAGCGTGGACGTAGGTAATCGCGGCACTCAGTCACAGCCTTCACGGCCAGCACAACAATCTCAACCAGCACAGCAATCACAGCAAAGCTCAGGCTTCTCTTCACTATGGGGTGACTAATGGCTAAGGCATGGAAAGACGTTATTGCCTCGCAACAGTATCAGGCATTGGCACCAGAGCAAAAAGCGCAGGCACAGGAGCAATACTTCAATGAGGTGGTTGCTCCTCAGGCTGGCAGCAATGCAGAGCAGGCTAAACAGGCTTTCTATGCTGCATATCCAGTTCCTTCATCCGAACCTCAGCAAGCACAACAACCGCGGCAGGAATCACAGCCACAAGAACAAGGCGGTTTCCTGTCTGACCTTGGAAATGCAGCAGCAGAAACAGGTCGAGGATTACTTCAGGCTGGCATTAACATTGCAAACATCCCTGCATCAATGGCGGATGCTGTAGCAAGTGCTGGGGCTTGGGCTGGAAATAAGCTTGGCTTAGGCGATGGTACATACCAACCAGCACCGCGCGTAACCACCGAGGGACTGACTCAGGATTTAGGTCTTCAGCAGGGGGCTCTAACTCCACAGACAACAGAAGGTAAGATTTTCGCCGAAGCAATCCCCTATCTTGCACCAGTAGGATTAGGTGGCGGCGTTTCTAAAGCAGCTGCATTAGCTGAGCGCTTGGCTCCTCAGGTATTGGGTAGCGGTGCACAAGTTGCATCATCTATACCTGCTGGAGTTTCAGGAAGAGTTGCTCAGGGAGCATCTCGCCTGTTGGCAGAAAATACCGCTGGGTCAATGGCTGCAAATAGCGAGCAGAATGACCCATCAGCACTAGCCACAGACCTTGGTACTGGCGTTGTATTGGGTGGGGCAATAAATCAGCTAGGTCGCGTTGCTGGCGCTGCATATCGCGGGGTAAAAGGCGCCATCTCACCTGAGGCACAGCAGGCGATCCGATTTGCCAATTCAGCTGATGTACCTTTGCATACTACCGATGTTCTGCAGCCAAATTCTCGCGTCGGACGCATGGCTCAAACCACCGCTGAAAACATCCCATTCGCTGGAACAAGTTCTATGCGAGCAAATCAGCAGGAGGCTAGGAGCCAGTTAGTAGATGAGTTTGCGTCTAGATTTGGTGAATACGATCCTTCTATTGTGGTTGGCAGCCTGAAATCAAAAGCTTCTGGCATCAAGCGTGCTGCAGGAAACAGGCTAGAGCAACTGCAGAGTGCGATGACAGGAATAAATATCCAGCCGTCAAGAGCGATCAGGCAAATAGACACAGAAATATCTGACCTGCAGAAGCTTGGCAACGTGGCAGATAACGACACCATCTCAAAACTTCAGGCATATCGCGACGAGCTAACCAGAAACTCAAGCGCAAATGGGCCGATGATTATGGACTTTCAGCAGTTAAGCGGACTAAGAAGTCAGTTCAGGCAAGATGTTAAAGGAGAGAGAACAATTCTTCCAAATCGGTCCGAGGCTGCAGTTAATCGCGTCTATAGCGCCATGACTGGCGACATAGACAGTGCCATAGGAAAGAATCTTGGAGATGACACACTGCGAAGGTACAAGCAAGCAAATGCCATCTACGCTGACGAGGCTAATAAACTTCAAAACACTCGCCTGAAGAATGTTCTTATGAAAGGCGATCTGACACCTGAAGTTGTCAACAACATGCTTTTCAGTAAGAACAAGTCAGAAGTTCAGAACCTGTATAACTCTGTCGGACAGATTGGCCGCGCTCAGATGCGTAACGGAATCATCGGCAAGGCTATGGAGAAATCAGGTGGGTCACCTGATCAATTCCTCAGGCAAGTTAACCTAATGTCTAACCAGACAGGAATTGCATTCAAAGGCCGTGATGCTGCATATCTGAAAGGGCTTAAGAACTACCTTGAGTCAACGAAGAGAGCGGGGCAGGCTGGAGTTACAACACCAACTGGACAGCAGGCTATTCCGTTTATTATGGGCATTGGGACTGTAACTAACCCGGCGTTATTAGGGGTAGGTGGTGGTTATGGTTTGCTTGCAAGGATGTATGAGAGCGAGCCAGCGCGTAATGCAATGCTTCGCCTTGCCAACACTCCAAGAGGCTCTACAGCCTTTGAGAAAGCGTTATCTGATGTCGAGCGTGTGGTTAACTCATTCGCTCAGGGTGCGAAATCTGAAGCCTTAAGCGAATAAAAGCTTACCCACCACAAGGCCGAAGATTAAGAAAGCAAAGTTCAGTAAATCACGTTCCATAAATCCTCCTCTCTTTTAATCAATTATAACCGACCATAACGCAACGCTGCGCAAGTTTTATCTTGTGCGGCTCTGCTGCGCCCGGAGCAAAGTAAATGTCAGATATCACCGCGAATGTTGTGGTAAGCATGCCTAATCAGCTTTTCACGCTGGCAAGGTCATTTAAAGCAGCCGCAGACGGTTCTATTTATGTAGGGCAGATAGATACAGACCCAACTGTACCTGCAAACCAGGTTCAGGTTTATCTGGATAATGAAGATGGAACTCTTGTTCCTGTGTCTCAGCCACTGAAAATTAATGCCGGTGGATACCCAGTATATAGCGGGCAGATTGCTAAATTCGTAACTGTACAAGGCCACTCTATGGCTGTTTATGATGCCTATGGAGTGCAGCAGTTCTATTACCCAAACATTCTTAAGTATGACCCTGATCAGTTCAAAGCCCAGCTAGCTAACACAACAGACCCAACCCTTGGGGATGCTCTTGTTGGCGTGAAGCAACCATTTACTGGGGCAGTTGGCAGAACGCAACATGACAAAAATATAGACACTGTAAGCGCTAAGGATTTTGGTGGAATTGCTGATGGAAACACGCACCCTTTGTCAGAGAAGTTCTCCACCCTTACTGATGCGCAGGCTGTATATCCATTTGTCACATCATTGAGTCAATCCATTGACTGGGCGGCTTCTCAGGCAGCAGCAAACTCTTTGGCTCCTGCAGGTGGTCGCCTGTATTTTCCGAAAGGCGCATGGGTATGGACTGACGAACTTCGTATTTCTAATATGCCAGTTATGATTGTTGGTGACGGCATGTACGCTACGCGCATTGAACAAATCACTCCTGGGAAAAATGGGATAACATTCACAAGTAACACAGTTAATAACGCCCCATCCACCGACCCATTACTGATAAATTGCCTTCAGATAATGGATATTTCAATTAACAGGGGGGCAGGCTCGGGAGGTAGTGCGGTTTCTGCGTCATGGAAAGAAATGACCAGCAACTCTCCACAGGCTATTTTTGAAAGATTTCGCGTCTATTCCAAAACTGACGCTGGTCGTTGCTGGGCTGGTGCTATAGACCTCAGGAACTGCAATGGGCTTAGAGTTTCAACCGTTCAACTTCATGGCAACCCATTAGAAACAGCATCAACTACAGCAGACCCATACACAATGCGTTATGGATTCAGGCTTAGCAATGATAGCGGCGATTCGTTAGGATTGATTTCATTCTTCATTGATAAGCTAACTATTATCGCTGCAGGTGTTGGTATAGATGTATTTGGGTGGCATGAGGGTTTTGAAATCTGCAACAGTGAAATTGTTCAGGTGGCGACAGGGATAAGAGTTCAGGGTAATGCGACACATAAGAACCCAGACTTCTTCTATCTAAATTCGCACATTGAAGCTCGAATAAAATGCGTATCACTTAGCAATGTGTTCAAGGCTAAGTTTACAGCTTGCGATCTGTTCCAGTCATCTGCAACTGGCTATACAGGCTCTGTTATTGAGTTGAATGGCTGCGATGCATTCTCTGCAACCGGATGTGCCATCTCAATGCAAAGGGGAACATCTACATACACTGTAGCGGGTATTGTTTCTGCGACGTCATATCATGGAAATGTTAGTGGATGCACTTTCCTTGGCCTTGATTCAGGCGTAGACGTTAATGCTGACTCATGGAATATTGGGAATAACGTTTTCTATCAGGTTACATACCCCATTCGGCTATATGGAAATCTTCATACTTTAGGTGTTAACAAATATACACAATGTGCAAACACGGTAGTCTATTCAGGTAGTGGACACCAAATCACACCGATTCAGTTTACCGCATCATATTCACTTTCAGTGACAGTGGCAGGCAATCAGCAAGGATTCACCGTACCAATTCCTTCCGGAGTTTTCCCATCTGCGCCTGATATTGGTTTTTGCGCCCCACTTGGCGGACCTACAACATTGCTGATGTCATGTTCTTATAACAGATCATCCAGCAGCGCAACAGGCGCTAAGTTTGAAGTAACAGGTTCAGCATCAATCCCAACAGGGACCTACATCTTCTCTATAAATCTCATGTCGAGACAGTAAGAAAGCAAAAGGGAGCATCCGCTCCCTTTTTTTATCTGTTAAAAAAGAAAGGGGGATGTGAGTATTTTAGAGATTCATCAAGAAGAATTTTGATGTTCTCTTTTTTCCTTTTCATGGTCCCTTCGGCCTTGATGATGGCCTCAATCGCAATCTGGTGCTGGTCGTAAACGTGGTATGGGATAGGCAATTTCTCGCTCTCATCACTCCATGTTACGTGCTTGCAAAGCACCAGTGCGATATCTTTCCTACCTGGATAATCACCCTCGGCATTCTCTGCAAGCTCACAGATATCGTCATAGAGCCGGTTGATCTTATACTGTGGTGTTGTCTGGTTCATTGTTCCACCTTCTACTACTTCACCAGTTTTTAAACCATCGGCATACTGCCTAAGTGCTAAAGATGTTCCCTCAAAATGTTTCTCATTTATGAGGTAGCCACCCATAATCCTGAGCTCTTCTTCTCTAGTTGGACCCATAAATACCTTCCACAAAGGTTGTCCGCCATCCATCAGGCGTTAAGTTGACGAACTTTAGCATAGAATCATGCACATTTCCCAATCATCAACGAGTGCACAGCCTGCCTCCGCCAAAATCCATGGATAAATTTTCTGGTTGCGTATTGATCGATAGCGCCGATCAATAATACTGTATGCATATACAGTAACTATCGGAGGTGCATCATGGGATTCCCGAGTCCAGCGCAAGACTATGTTGAAGAACGCATATCACTCGACAAGCGTTTTATCGCTCATCCTTCGGCCACTTACATGATGGTAGCGGGCTCTACATACCTGCGCGCTGGCATAATGAAGGGCGCAATGCTTATCGTTGACTCGTCGCTGACGCCGAAGGACGGTTCTCTGCTTGTGTGTGCTATTGATGGTGAGTTCAGGATCATGCGTTACAGGACGCTGCCGCATCCTTGTCTAGAAAACCCTGAAAATGGAGTAAGGGAGCCATTACCCTCGAAGGATGAGGTGTCGGATACTTCTCGGCCAGTATTCGGGGTGATCACCTACACCATCAACGATGCACGATCTGGCGAGTTTGATGATTGTCCGGTGATGTGAGACAGAAATGGGACACACAAAGCTTTGCATCGGTTTGCAAGGCTTTGCATGTTTTTCGAAGATGGGACGTGTGAGCGCAGTGTTGGCAGGGTATGTTATTGAGTTAAAAGGTAGTTCTTATAATTCGTAATGCGAAGGTCGTAGGTTCGACTCCTATTATCGGCACCAGTCATATCAAGTAGTTACGCGTCATTTGTACCTTCCTTATTTTCACTGT